CGCGCTTTTACCCCTGGAAACATCTACAAAGGCGTATCCAAACTTGTGGAAGTCGTGAATCAGGAGCCATCCAGGGCCGTCATGCTCGCCGGTCACACCGCAATGGCCCTCCAGCTCGCCTTGGAAGCTGACAACGTCGACCCCAGCGAAAAACGCTACGCCAGGATGAAGGTCTTCGAAGCCCTCCAGAAAGCCCTAGACTCAATCACCGCGTCTATGGGCACATCAACCGTCGGGAAACTTGAAGCTGTCCTCAACGTCGTCATGCACGAACCCGACGAAGGCGCAGATCTGTAAATGCCTAACCCGTTTCAGTATCTCCCGAAGCCTCTATTCTGTCCCCCACCTGACCCGAGGTATCCATTCAATGAGGGAGCCGAGGTTGCTCGCGTCGCCAGGCTCATGGGCGGCTGGCTGCAGCCCTGGCAGCGCCTCGCACTCAACCGCGCGACCCAGTACAGGCCCGTCGAAGACGCTCAAGGCAGGCTAGTCCGAGGATACAAGTACAACAAGGTCTTGATCTCGGTGCCCAGGCAGTCAGGTAAAACGCACCTCATTCTCCCCAAACAGCTACATTCCCTGATGATCCGCCCTGAATCGAGAGCTCTATACACCGCGCAGACGGGTGCGGACGCGCGTATTCAGATACTCGAAATGATGAAGAACATAGCCAGGTCGAACCTGGCTGACCTCACCACGCCCCGGCGCGCGAACGGTAGCGAGGGAATCCTTCTGAACGAGAACGGTTCTGAGCTTTCGCGTTTCTCGCCCACGTTTTCCGCTGTTCACGGTGGGCACCCGCACTTGGTCGTCCTGGATGAGATTTGGAAGCACAGTAAAGAACTCGGAGACGCGCTTATGGGCGCTATCGTCCCGTCGCAAGCGACCATACAAGCAGAATCACAGATCTGGATGATCTCAACCAAGGGAACAGCGCGCTCAGAGTTCATGAACGACATCATCAACGATGGCCTATCAGGATCTGACCCGTCACTTTTCTATCTCGAGTTCTCCATGCCCGAAGGGATGGACCCCTACGACCCCGCCACCTGGTGGACGTTCCACCCGGCCCTGGGCAACACGATCACTGAAGAAGCTCTCTACAGCTCAATGAACCTGCCCTACGGTGAGTGGATGCGCGCCTACATGAACGTCATCGTCTCGGCTGACAACCCGCTGATCCCTATCGAAGACTGGGACCACCTCCAAGCCGAACCCCTCGCAGTCCCAGACCTCAACGCGTGCACGATCGCGTATGAGGCCGGCGCTCTGGGTGAATGCGGGTGCGTCGTCGCCTCCTGGATTGACCTGGATGGAACGCCGTGCGTTCGCGTCATACGCCAGGCCCCTGGAACCGCGTGGCTACCCCCATACCTCGCCGTCCTGTCCCGCCGCTACCCAGGCGCGTCCTTCGTCGCCGACGACGGCGGGCCAACAAGGGCCATCACAGACGCTCTCAACGCGCGCGATGACTTCACGCCGTATGCGCTGGACATGCTCTCCATCAACGAAAGAACCGTTGCAGACGCGAACTTCCTACGCACCGTCCTGGAAACAAAGAACCTCAAACAGGACGGCTCGCAGCCGCTCAGGGACGCGATCGCCAACGTCTCAACAAGGGAATACAACGGCACGCAGCGTTTCGACCGCGACCGCTCCCCCGCGCCCATCGCCGCCCTCATCGCATCATCCGTCGCCCTATACGGTGCCCAGCACCCAACAGCAATGCCGATTATTGCCGCGTGACATCCCGTGTTATTCCACGCCATCGGCGCGCCGCATATGTGGACGCGTGCGCCTGGCCTGGGAAACACTACCCGCATGGCACTCCTGACACGCGCACTCGAGGCAATCGGCATCAGCCGCGCCGCCATTCCCGGCACGCCTTATCCCGCTTTGTTCCCGCCCGCGCGCTCAGCCTCCCTCTCCGACCCGCGCGGCCTCACCGCCGTCTACCGCGCGATCCAAGTCATCACCACCGCCGCTGCGCAACTGCCCATCCAGGTCGAACGCGGCGGCAAGGTGATCGAGACCCCCACGCCGATCAGCTTCCTCGACCCGCGCATGACCCGATCCACGTGGATCACGCACATGGTTGCCAGCCTCGCACTCCACGGCAACGCATACGCCCTCATCGAACGAGACACGGCTGGCCGCATCATCGCGCTGCGCCCCCTCAACCCCCGGTACGTGCTCGTCACCGTCAACCGTCAAACTCACGGCCTGATCTTCTCCGTCGACGGCGAAACCAAAACCACAAACGACGTCCTCCACGCACACCTACAACCCCTCGTAATCTCCGAACCCGTTGGCCTCGGCCCACTCCAAGCCGCGCGCATGGACCTAGAAGGCGCACGCCAAACACGGGACTTCGCAGCCCAGTGGTTCGACGGAACCGGATCCCCCACCGGCATCCTCTCAAGCCAAACCACCCTGACCCCCGCAGCCGTGAAAGCCGCGCGCAACGCATGGAACGGGATCGACGAAAACGGCAACCGCATCCCCGATGACATGAACCCCTCACGCATCAAGGTCTTATCCGGGTTCACGTATCAGCATCTGGGTATCAGTCCCAAAGACGCGCAGTGGATCGAAGCCCAAGAATTCTCAATCCTCCAAATCGCACGCCTCTTCGGAATTCCATCAACACTGATGCTTGCCTCCCCCTCCGGCGGCTCAATGAGCTACTCGAACATTGAACAAGACTGGCTAGCCTTCACAAGGTTCACCCTCATGCAGTACCTCAAACCCCTAGAAGACGCACTATCCGAATGCATCGTTCGAGGGCAACAGGTGCGCTTCAACCTTGAAGGACTCCTCCGGTCCGACACGTCGACCCGGTACAGCTCCTACGCCACCGCCCTAGACAAGGGATTCTTGACCATCAACGAAGTTCGCGCCCTGGAAGGCCGCGCCCCGCTCCCCACCACTGAAAGCGACACCGAACAATGACCATGCAAATCCGAGAATACGCAGCCAGGGCCGCTGCCCTGGAAGGCGGACGCACCATCACCGGCCTCGCAGTCCCCTACGACACCCCCACGCAGCTAGCCCCCGGCTTTTACGAGAAGATCGCACGCGGAGCCGTCGACCTCACGACGCGCCCGGCTCTCTTCTACCGCCACGGCGAACCCATCGGCGTGGTCACTGACCTGGTCGAAACAGACCAAGGTCTAGAGATCACCGCGCGGATCTCAGACACCCGCCAGGGCTGCGACGCTGCCACGCTCGCCGCCGACGGCGCAATCACAGCCCTCAGTATCGGCTTCTTCGAACGCGAATACGTCGACAGCCAGGACGAAAACGGAACCACCCGCACCCAAACCAGCATCGACCTGCGAGAGATCTCGCTAGTCCCCATTCCCGCATACGACCAGGCGCAAATCACCTCGGTTCGTGAACGAAAGGAACCCACCCCCATGACCACCACAACCGCCAATCCCGAAACCCTGACCCGCGCCCTGATGGACGAGACCATTACCGAGGCCACGCAGCCCCTGGCCGCGCGCCTGGCCGCGCTCGAAGCCCTCGGAACCACCAACACGCCCGCTCCCGTCGAAACCCGCTCTGCAGGTGAGCTGATCGCCGCCGCCGGTACAGACCCCACCGCCCGCGCCGCCCTGGAAACATACGCGATCCGCAGCGCACCAGGAGTAACCACCGCCGCCGACGCACAGTATGAAGTTCCCAACTTCATCGGCGACCTCACCCGGATCATCAGCGTCGCAAACCCGCTCATGCAGCTCTTCTCCACCGGCCCCCTCCCCGCAACCGGGAACACTCTGGAGTTCACACAGCTCAAGGAAAACACGATCACCGTGAGCGAACAGGCCACTGAAGGAACTGCGCTGCCTCTCGGCCATATCACAACCGAAATGGTCCAAGCCGCCAAGATCAAGACCTACGGCGGTGCCGTCACGATCAGCCGCCAAGCCCTCGACCGCTCCCCGGCGAACATCCTGGACCTGCAGTTGCGAGGCCTCGCACTCGCCGCCGGAAAGCAGCTCGCCGCAGACTTCGCAAACCACTTCGCTTCTGCCGCCACCGCCCGCGCAGACCATGCGATCACCCTGCAGAAGTCTCTGAGCGCGATCGGCTGGAAGACCCTCCTAGCAATGCTTCTCGACGCTCACACCGCATACGAGGACAACGCTCTTACCGCCGACGGCCTCATCGTCGATCGCCCAACCTTCGAGGCTATCGCCGGCATGACCGATAAGCAGGACCGCCCGATCCTCCAGATCACTGGGAACGTCGGAGCCAACACCATCGGCAGCGTCTCGGCGTCTGGCCGATACGCTGACCTTGACGGATTGAAGATTGTCATGTGTTCGAAGCTGCTTTCGGGAAGCTCGCTCGGTGAAGGAGTCGTCGGCGCGTTCTACAACGCCCAGGCGATCCGCACCTACGCTTCGCCCCTGGTCTCCCTGCAGGACTCTTCGATTCTCGACCTGACAGGCGCGTTCTCCGTCTACTACTACGCGGCCTTCGCCACCGAAATCCCCTACGCGCTCGTGCCCCTCAAGGTCAATTCTCTCTGATGAACGCCGAGACCGTCGCCCAGCGCCTCGCCCCCTTCATCGGGCTGGGCGCTGGGCAGGAACCCAAAACCGCGTTCGTCAACGAATGCGCGACGGAAGCCGTCGACATCATCGAACACTACACGGTAGGCACGAAGGGAATCCCTGAAAGCGTCCTGACAAGGGCAGCTATCGAGGTGGCCGCTGACCTCTACCACCGTAGGACAGCCAGGAACGGCATCGCAGGCTTCGAAGACAGTGAACTAGGTGCCGCGCCTATGCGAATCAACCGTGATCCGCTCGCCGCTGCCAGGCCGATCCTGGCACCGTTCTTAGGACCGGCAATCGCATGATCTCCACACTCAAGGAAACCCAGGCTCTCGCAGACCTCATCAGCAGCAACCTTCCAGATGCGTTCGTGACCCTGGACGCAGACCAGGTGACACCTCACCTCCTCGACGGCACGCCCTGTGTCTTCATCCCACCGCCCAAGCTCACAGAGACCAGCGTTCCCGCATACGTTCTGCGTTTCCAGATCGCCGTGATCGGCGCTCCCGTCGCAGACCAGGCCCAGGCCTGGGCCGCCACCGACAAGATTCTTACCGTCCTGGACCAGCTCGATTTGATCGAAGATGCTGACCCAGTCCAATGGGATGGCGCACAGTCCACCAGTGCGCCCGCCTATTCCGTCACCATCACTCGCCTCGCTCAACACTAAGGAACCCCCTATCATGCCTGAACCCGCAAAGTCCGGAACTACCCCCATTGCTCAAAGCCTCGGCCCTGGTACCCTCAAGTTCGGCGCCGTCGGCAGTGAAATCGAATTCTCCAGCCGCGTTCTCAAGGCCGAATACTCGCCTGAGCTCAAGAAAGAAAGCGCCGTCGAGATGCTCGACGGATCCGTACATCAGCCCGAAGGGACCTGGGAAGGCAAGATCAGCGGCGAGTTCTACCAGGAATACGGCTCGCAATCCCTGATCTCGTGGTGTATGAAGCACGCAGGCGAGCTCGTCCCCTTCGAATTCCGCCCCCGCAACGACTCCCCGATGGTCTTCAAGGGCAAGTGCGTGATCTCTCCCGTCAAGGTGGGCGGCGACCCCAAGAAGGAAAACACCACGTCGTTTGACTTTGAGTGCGTGGGTAAGCCCGAAATGACCGAGGTATAGCCGTGGCCTCGCGCGGCCCCGTCCTTCAAATTGAAGGCGCGCGTGAACTGCGCCGCCAGATGAGAAAAGCCGAACTCGATCTCGCAGACCTCAAAGAACTGCACAGGAAAATCGGTGAAATCATCTGGCGCGCAGCAAAACCAAGAACCCCCACGGGCAACCGCCCACACCCACCAGCCCGCCGCCGCAAACTCGCGCAGACACTGCGCTACTACCCCACTAGGACGAGCGTTCGCGTCATCGCAGGCTCAAAACTCGTCCCATACGCCAAAGCAATCCACTGGGGACGTAAGGTCTTCCCCTCAATCCGCTCCAGCTACCCGCACAAGCACCCCGCCGCGTTCGCTGGCAGGCCGTGGATCAGTGAAGCGGCCCAAGCGACAGAACCCCAGTGGATCGCCTTGTACGAACGTGAAATAGACAAGATCCTTGACCAGATCAAAGGACTTGGGAAGGAACCCAAATGAACAAGTTCATGACAACCGTCGAGATGCTCGACGGCACCATTTACGGCCCCGTGCGCGTCCTCTACGCCGACAAGCTCAAGTGCGAACGCTCGGCCCGCGCGAACGGCTGGGACCTCACGCGCGACGAGATCACGCTACGCGGCTTCCTGTCCTGGGCCGCGCTCACCCGCACCGGAGAAATCACGGCTTCCTACGAGGAATTCATTGACCAGGTCGCCGATATCGCCGCCGAGAACGTGACCCCGGAGGACGGGGACCCTACCCAAGCAGCGTAATGCTGCTCACCGCTCTCGCGATCCGCTCCGGGATCCCGGCCTCTGTCTGGGAAACCGAAGATCCCCTCATTCTCGATTGTGCTCTAACCATGCTCCTGGAGGCCTCCAATGGGTAAAACTGCAGTCCTAGCCATCAAGGTACTTTCTGACAACAGGAAGGCCATCAAGGGCATGCAAGAAACCGAGACTGCCGCCGGGAGCATGGGCCGAGCCTTCGAGAAGATCGGCGGCCTCGCCCTCGCCGGTGCAGCGATCGCAGGAGGCGCAATCACCGCCCTGGCCGTCACCGGCATCAAGCAGGCCGCCGACCTCGAACAGTCAGTCGGAGCCGTTAATACGGTCTTCAAGGACAGTGCGAGCCAGATGCACGAGTACGCGGAAGGCGCCGCCGAGGCAATGGGCCTGTCACAAAACTCGTACAACGAACTAGCCACCGTCCTGGGCACTCAGCTCAAAAACGGCGGCACCAGCATGGACCAGCTCGCCGGTAAGACTAACGAGCTGATCGGCCTCGGCGCCGACCTGGCCAGTATGTTCGGTGGAACAACCAGCGACGCTGTTTCTGCCCTCTCATCTGCTCTTAAAGGCGAGCGCGATCCGATTGAGAAATACGGCGTGAGTTTGAAGCAGGCTCAGATTGACGCGAAAGCCGCCGAACTCGGTTTCACGAAAGTCGGTGGATCGCTATCCGCCGAAGCGAATCAAGCGGCAACTCTCGCGTTGATTATGGAGCAGACCGCTGATGCTCACGGGAACTTCGCTAAAGAAACCGACACTCTGGCAGGCCAACAGGCCATCTTGTCAGCACAGTGGACGAACTTCACGACAAGTATCGGAGAAGCGTTCCTTCCGATCCTCACCTCTGTCATGAGCGTCCTCACTGGCAGTATCATGCCAGCGCTAAGGGACTTCGGCGGATTCATAGCCCACTCGCTGAAAACGTTCATGGACTCCGGTAACGGTGCAATCGGATCGTTTGGTGCAACCCTCAAAACCATCGGCGAGCAAGCAATCCCCCTCGGACGCAGCCTCATCGACGCAATCAGTCGAGTCGGTAGCATCGTCGGAAAGGTGTTTAATGCGATTCAACCCGTGATCTCCGCCGCGATCACCGGGATCGCACCGCACCTGGAAAGCATGCGCGCGGCAATTTCCACGATGGCTTCGGCCTTCATGGACGCCGCCCACGCCGTCATCGACTGGCTGACACCGGTCATCCAGAATCTCGCTCCGGTTTTCCAGAACATCTTTAGTACGATCGGCACCGTCGTCACCGACGTGTTTAACGTCCTCTCAAGCGTATTCAACGCGATCAAAGCACTGTTCACCGGCGACTGGCAGGGACTCTGGCAATCAGTCAAGGACATCTTTAACGGTGTCTGGCAGACCATTAAGGACGTGTTCACCGGAGCCGTCAACCACA